ATGGGGAGCCATACTAGGAACGTTCTAACCGTTAAAACGATCGCGGCGAGCAAGTCAACGAAGCTGCGCGACGGAGGAGGTTTGTATTTAGTCTCGAAAGGTACAGGCCGCTATTGGATTTTCAATTACACCTTCGCCGGCATGCGCCGCGAGATGGGTCTTGGGCCGCTCCATACCGTCGGCCTGGCTGACGCAAGGGACAAGGCCGAGGCAGCGCGCCGGCTGGTTCGCTCTGGTATCGATCCGCTCGCAGCCAAGCGCGAAGCCGAGGAAGATTCACCGAAAGCCGCGACGTTCGGGGCATACGCCGACGCATTTATCGATGCTGCGGTTAAGGCCGGTCGTTGGCGAGGCGCCAAGACAGAAGCCAGGTGGCGAAACCTTCTCACAAAACATGCGAGCCCGATACGGCCTAAGACTCTCGCGGCTATCCGGGTGCGGGACGTCGTCCAGGTGCTAGAGCCAATATGGGGTGATAAGCAAGAAACCGCTGAGAAGCTTCGTGAGGCAATTGAGCGTGTTCTCGATGCGGCGAAGGTTGAGGGTCACCGATCTGGCGACAATCCGGCAGCCTGGAAAGGCACACTTGAGCACGTTCTACATAAACCCAACGAGCTTTCTAATCGCAATCATCATGCATCCCTGCCTCATGCCGACGCGTCTGCATTCATGAAGAAGCTGGCTGAGGTGAGGGGTGTCGGCGCTCGCGCATTGGAGTTCACGATACTTACGGCAGCGCGATCTGGCGAGACGCGCGGCGCGGTCTGGGATGAGTTCGACCTTGATGCGAAGATATGGACTGTGCCGGCCGTGCGAATGAAGGGGGGCAAGTTGCATCGCGTACCACTTTCGGAAAAAGCCGTTACGCTTCTGAAGGCGATGAAAGCTCAAGCTGTGAACGATCTCGTATTTCCTGGCGTTCGAGACAAGCGGCCTCTTTCAGATATGTCACTGGCTAAAGCGCTAAAAGCCGCGGGGGCAGGGGCTTACACAGTACATGGCTTCAGAAGCACATTCCGTGACTGGGCAACCGAGGTCGCTCACGCGCCTAGGGAAATCGCAGAAGCTGCCCTTGCCCATGCTGTAGGAGATGTTGTGGAAAGGTCGTATGCGCGATCGGACGCCCTTGAGCGACGGCGCAAACTCATGGGCGATTGGTCTTCGTATCTATTCCGTCCACATTGACTTTTTTGTAAAATCGGTTTATTTATGGATCGTCGAATCTCAGTGGTGGGTTCGACATTCGGGGTGGTGCCCGACGCTGCATGGCTGGCCTTGCCGGAAGACCATGGGGCAACGCAGACGCGGACTTGTCCGCAGTTCAAGTATAACCCGGTATTCACCGGAGCACCGAAATTTCTCAAAAATAAACTGATCTATTTCACGTCAGGATTCTGTCCTGCATTCTGAGGAGACGCCACGTTGCATCACAACAACGACAACACACCTGCGCTCATTTCGCTTAACGACGCTTGCCGTCTTACGTCCATGTCCCGCACAATGCTGAATCGATACCGCTCCGAAGGCCGGTTCCCCATTGCTGTCGAACTCGGCGATCGCCGAGTTGCCTTTGTTCGCTCTGAAGTCACCGCGTGGATACACGCAAAAATCAGCGCGAGGGCCGCGGCATGAGTTCTCTCCCGTCCCCCTGCATTAATCGCATTGTCGACGATATTAGGGATTGCCGCGACGGCCTGATTTCTATGCGCGCTGACTGTGTCCAAGCCTTCGCGGCCGGCGAGAACGGACCGTTCGCATGGAAGGAATTATCTCAGCTCCAGTCCATCATCATGGCGTTTGACGCCGTCATTGAGGAGACAGGCAGCTTGACGGCGCGGGCAGCGCCGGAGGCTAATCTTGAAGCGGCGATAGAGGAGATCAGGTTAGTCGCAGCGTTGCGCCACGAAGGCCTCATCTAAGCGAACCAATCAAGCATCTATACCAACCTGCCGGCATCCGCCGGCAGGAGGTATGTGATTAATGCGCAAACCCACTACGGATAGCTAGATATGAGCAAGCCTGATCACGCTGGCGGTCCCGTCGACCGCATAGAACTCTTAGGTGCCATCATCGACGATGAGCGCGTGCGGCTCATCCACATCAAGACCGCGCGCCATATTCTCAAGCGTTATTACCAGAAGCATGGCAACGCGCGCGCCAGTGTCAGCTTCTTGCAGCAAGCAACCGGCCTCACGAGGGGGAGCGTCGCAAGCGCAACAGAGGATCTTGTCGCCTGGGGATATTTCACCCGTGTCATGGGTTCCGGCAAAAGGCCCTCCGAATACCACCCGAACTTTAGCGTCCTACACACGCCGGACGCTACTAGCGTCCTAGGGTCACCGGACGATACAAAATCAAGCGTCCTACAGCCACAGGACGAGATCGTCCTACGGTCACGGGACGCTAAATCGGGTAGCGTCCTACAGCCGCAGGAGCAAACTCATTTACTTGTCTCGGCTACAGCCAGAGACAAAGTAAATACATCCGCAGCGGGCGCGGGGTCGGGCCTGTCGGCCGCCCCGGCCCGTGCGTCTGAAGACCGCGTTGCGCGTTTCATTGATAGCGCCATCGAAGTTGACGGTGATGATCAATTTCTGACGCTTGTTGCCGAATTTGATGAAGGCGACACGGAAGAATTCTCCATATGCTTTCAGAGCAACGAACAAGAATTCCAGGATAGTGGGCAAAGGCGGCTGGAGAGATTGAAAATTGCGCTGGATCTCAACGACATCCGTGAGCCGTCAGACGTACTCGGTATACCGCTGCTGATCACCATGACAGACGACTTCCTTCCTTTCGAGGCCGCATGACTTTGCGCCAGTGGTGACGGAATGGCATTGGCCGAGCTCCGAGGACGTGGCGGGAGACATGACAGAAGACCAGCGTGCGTCCATTCTGGCGGCTGTGAGCGCGTCCGACTACAAGAAGTCACCGAAGGCAAAGAACTGGGTTGGGTGCGCTGTAGCGTACGCTGTGGGGCTGGATTTGGACGACAACGTGCAGCGCAAGCGTGCGGCCCGCCTTGTGACCGCTCTGATACGCGAAGGCGCGCTCGTCGAGCGGGAGGAGCGGGATCCTGTCAGGCGTGAGCTGGCGGTGTTTGTTAGGGCGGCTTAGGGAACCAAAGAGCTCCAAGTGCGTTTTCTTACCACACAACAAAGAGGAGACATATCAATGGATTGGAACCGCGTAGAAGGTAACTGGAAGCAGATGAAGGGTAAGGTTAAGGAGCAGTGGGGCAAACTCACCGACGACGACCTCGATGTCATCAATGGCAAGCGTGAACAGCTCGAAGGCAAGATCCAAGAGCGTTATGGCTATGCGAAAGACCAGACCAAAAAAGACGTCGATGACTGGTACGGTCGTCAGGGCTGGTGATGATGGGACCCCGCTTAGGCGGGGTTTTTCATGCCTGAGCGCAAAAATTATATGAACATCAGCGATGCCGTCGGCGATGGAATTTCGGTTCGTGAAACTTTTTCAGTCTCAACGAGTTTGGCCCTAGCGCAACAAGCTCTTGTTTCACGCAGCCTACAACCACCCGCCATGCGGAGCATCAAAATTTCCCTCCGGAGGAGACGCATATGAACTCTATCATTTATCTAGTCGGGCTAGTCGTAATCGTCCTATTCATTCTCTCATTTTTGGGGCTACGCTAATGGTCGATCCTATCGGTACTGAAACAAATCGTAGCTATGTCGATTGGCCAGCCATCCTCGCGGGAACCGTCATCGCGTCGGGAGCAGTTGCAATCCTCACGGCTTTTGCCGGAGGTCTTGGCCTGAGCTCGATATCGGCTGATGATGGTGGAGATATCAGCGTAATTTGGCTGATCATTACTGGATTGTTCGTCGTCATCTCGATGGTCGGCTCTTATATGTTGGGTGGCTATATTACGGGACGTATGCGGTGCCCGGCTGGCTCGGCCGATCGTAACGAACTAACAACGCGCGACGGGATCAACGGTCTCGTTGTTTGGGGTCTTGGAACTGTTATTTCAGCGTTCCTTGCCCTCAGCGTCGTGTCGGGGGGCGCAAAGGCCGTTGGCAGCGTAGCGCAATCCGCCGTAGAAGCGACTGGTTCTGCGGTTGGCGGGGCTGCGCAGGGCGTTGGTCAATTGGCGGGTGGGGTGGTGTCCGGGGCCGGTAACGCCATTGGTGGCGTCGCTCAAGGTGCCGGTCAGGCTGCAGCTCCCAGCATTGAGGAAGCTCTTCCTCAAGGATTGAAAGCGAACCCCATCGACTATTTCACCGACACTCTTTTGCGAACAGACACGCCTGCAATTAACGGCGATCAAAACGGTGCCGATTTTCAGCGCCAAGCCGGTGGAATTTTGAGCAACCTGCTCTCAACCGGAGAGATCTCCGACGCTGATCGTACATGGCTTACGAACCAGATTGCAGCGCGCACCGGCATTAGCCAGACTGACGCTCAGACCCGTGTAAACCAGACAGTCGATCGCGTGCAGGCTGTCCGGACCCAGGCGCAGCAGAAAGTAGACGAGGCTCAGAAGAAGATCGATGATCTGAGGGCGCAGGCTGAGAAAGCTTTTGAGGATGCAAAAGCACAAGCTGTGGATGCCGCTGAAAAGGCACGGGTTGCCGGTATCTTAACTGCGTTCCTCTTGGCAGCTTCTGCCCTTGTATCCGCTGCAGCAGCCTACATTGGTGCGGTGCATGGTGGCCGTCACAGGGACGAGGGCCGCATTTGGGGCGGTCTCGCATACCGGAAGTAAATAAGCTTGCGCCCTGACCACGGATGTACTGGCAGAGGCGATAGCTACAGGAAGGCTGGGGCAGTGATGCGCCGGCCTTTTTGTTTTAAAGCCTATATCTCGCCTGAGATATCTACTTCCAAATCATTAGGTTCTGCATCGACACACTGGCTCACCAGTTCCAAGAGCTCATTTGGTAACGGCTTTTGCGGGGCGTCGGCAATGAGCTTGTCCACCCAGGCTTGATTGTATGTGTAGTCCTTGTGTGCAGCATGATAAATGCAGAAATTCCTGTCGGTTTTTTCGGGATTCTTAGCATCTTTCCCGGGTCTAACTTTATACTTCCTCCACGCGTTTGTGTGGTCGTTTGTCGTAAAGACTTTCTCGGCATTCTGGACTTTCTTGACGACATCACGCGGTTTAAAGGGGTACATCTCATCAGATATTTTATATTTCTGCAGGACGTTATGTATGTCTTTCCCCTCTTGAGATTCAGGGCTGACAAACTGAATGTGTGCTTTGCTTTTTGAGGCACTATCGAGGGTGTAGACGACCTTGAACTGGTATTCGATATCGTTCAATTCGGCCTCTGATTTGCCTTCATTCAAACTGGCGTCTAGCGCAGCGATGTTCGGCGGTATGTCGTAAGCTTGGATTTGTGATGCCTGGTCAATGGCCATCTTCCCGAACTGGAGCGCAACGGATAGATCGTTCTGAAGACTTACTCTTTCGCCGTGCCAATCGACGATGGTCTTATCAAAATTCAGGCAGCACGCTTGAAAGATCGCGAGCCAGTTCCCGTCGCTCCGGCCAAACAGCCGGTGCTCAACCTCGTCTCTGATCGCCTTTATCGCCTTTAGATTGCTCTTTACCCCACTCGACAAAGGGCAGTCACCCTTTTCTATCATGTGGCTCAACGCCCATGTCGTTCCGTCCGGATTGACAGGATTGATGCCCTTTCTCTCGTAGTAGTCGTGCATCAAATAGCACCAGGCAACGTTAGCCAACACGGAGAAGACTTCAGTTTTGAAGCGATAAGAGGCGTTATTAAATATCGACACAGCAAGAATCATCGCCTCGCGCGACCTTATCAGTTTCTCGTCCGCGTAAGGATTAAGGCCAGTCACGGGATCGAAGCTGCGCTTCATTTGCTTGTATTTCGCGACCTCTTCGGGAGTGGCTGCGATGACATTCGGCGCCTTAGCCGAACCAATACGACCATGGTTTACCGTCGGCTGGCGTCCTTGATTGAGAAGAACGTGAATGTCCTGGCTTCTCTCCCCAGCATCTAGCATCGCCTTTACAAGGCTTTTCTCCTTAGCTGTAAGTCCCGCACCAGTCAGAGCCTTAGCCATCAATCAACTCCCGTTACCCCCCCCTGATGCAACCAAATTCTAACCTGTAATTCAACTTCTAATACCGCCCGGATACCAAGAATTTTATCCGTGCAGTAACTGTGCACATCCGGGCGGAGACACCTGCACAGCTCTGCCCGGTTGGTGCACGTTTAGGGGTATATATATTTATAAATATATACCCTACTCGTGCAACCGTGCAGGGCGGTGTGCTGGCTGCACGGTTGTTGAGGTTTCTTATTCGGGCACCGTGCGCCGGACATAAGGGCAGTCAAGATGCAACCTGCCCATACAGACGTGGAACCCGAATCAAGCCCATTGCATTTGCCGGTCGTAAGGAGACCGCAATGCAAGATAACAATCTACAGCCATACACAGTCGAGCAGTTGCAGCAGGAATATGCCGTGAGCCTGCATGTGGCAGTGGAGGTACTTGAGCACTTTCGAGGTGACCGGTCGAAAATCGACAAGTTCATGAAGCGCTGTCCTCATCGGGATGAGAACGATCGTCAATAACAGCGGACGACATTTAGCCGAAATTTTTTGGCGCAAAAATCTTGACCCACGCTGCGCCGGTACTAATATTATTTCTGCTTCTTGATCTGGTTGTTTGGATTGGAGGTAAGAAATGGACAGCCAAGATGTTGTATTTCGAGCACCAGTCCGCATTCGGATGCAGTGCGGACTCGAGAGAGCATTCCTGAGCGTCTATGATGCGCTGGACTACCTGGAGCATGAATGGCCACTCCGCCATGGAGAGCGCTACAAGAGAGCGGTAGAAAAGTGCCGCGCCGCGTTGACTTGGGTGGTGCCTACCGAAGTCGCTCGTGAAGCATTTATCGCAGCCTGCCTGGAGGCGGGAATGCCGATGGTGATGGCCAGCCCGTCGGAAGTGGGCAAGCATAAACCCAATCTTCAGGCAAGTGCCTGACAGCGTCACAGCCCCGCGGTGAGCGGGGCTTTTTATTGCCCCAAAAAATATTTCACAACTCCACTACCCGTTTTCGCTCCTTCCTCGGAAAGTATGCGTGTGGTTTACGTCGTACGCCTTTTTTGTAGACGTCGATCGCAGAGGCCGCCCCAAAATACTATATATTAATGCTCCGTATGGAGCGCATCCGACTAAAAAAGGAGGCGTGATGATCAGACTTCGTGTCGAGAACATAGGAGGTCCATTCCCCGGCAAGGGACAGGCCCCTTCAATGGCACACGACAAGGTATTGCCCCGAAACGAACGCGCAGCTTTCGAAAGGCTGAATGACCTAGCCGCAATGCGGCCGCATGTTATGGATGCGGGTTCCCTTGCTCCAGCGAATGATAATCGGAGACCGCCAGAAACGCCTGCGACCAAATCTATCTGGCCAGCGCAAGAGCTAAGGCTAACGCCTTCACAAGCTGATTTTCTTCATCGCGGACGCAGCTCGGTGCATAAGCGCATCAACGACAGGACGGAATTGATTTTGAAGTCCCGCGGAATGTTGGCATGGCGCAAGGGCAGTGACGACCAATTCTACCTGGTGCCGAGCGATAAGGGTCAAGCAGCGCTCAGCAAATACGAACAGCGAGAGGGACGTAAATGAAAACGACGATCACCCCACCCGCAGGCTACTACCTGTCACCGATGTTCCCAGGAGTGCTATTTAAGCGCAGGGACGAGGCGCCATCATCTGCCACAATGTCATACCGCACAACAGCCGCGCACCGCGCCGCAGTGGAAAAATGGCGCAAGACAGCGCCGGCGAATGACAGCGACATTTTTGGAAAGAAGCCAAAAACCGCAGCACCACGTCACCGAGGTTTGGGCGCCATGAGCGGGCTGCTCGCGTTCCGTAACAGGCCAACTGGCGTGGCCGAGGGTGGTGGCGTGAAAATGAAGGGCTTCTCCGCTCTGGCTACAAACTGGTCGCTCGTGCCCGTCAACGACAACGCGGCACCAGAGGATGGTTTCGGCAATGAGCGGGCGGTGCAGTACGAACCTAGCATTGAGCTGATCATGGAATCCGTTGCGAAGATCGAGACACGGGAGAGACCAGAACCGTCGATGCTCAATCCGACGAACGTCCGTGAGATCCACGCCATACCGACAGGCGGATCGGTCGAATACGGCTCATACACCGATGACGATGGCAAACAACAAAAGTGCACCGTCCGAATCGGCTCGCTCAGGTTCAGCGACGGCAGCCAAAAAGAAAAAGGCCAGAAGTTGGTTTTGAAGGAAGCTGTCGATGCCGAGATTAGAATGCCAGTTGGCGCTATGCTGGGCTGCAATGAGAAGTCTGCCCGCGACAAGGGAGCCGAGATCGACGAGACAGGCAGCAACGCGCATTACCGCTGGATGGTGAAAGGGAAGTCCGCCAATCAACCGAAGAAGAAGGATCGATCGAAGAAGCGCGTCGTCATGTCCAAGATGGAAGCGCGAACCATGCTCGCGGAAGCGATCGCCAACACTCCAGTCATGCCTGAAGTCAAGCGTGCCCCTGACGGCTTTCCGTATGGCCCGACAGCGCTGCGCCAACTGTTTATCGCCGGGCGAAAAGGAAAGAACGGCGAGACGGGGTCTGAGGCTTGGGAGGATATCGCGGTCGAAAACGAGAACAAGCGGCAGTTCGAAATTGCTCTTGAGAGCATGCTCGATAGCGACGTCAGTATCCTTGCTGATGCTGTCGACGCTAAGAGCTTGACGCAGCTCGGGGAGGCTCGAGGCTACAAAGGACGTCATGCCGTCGATGCCGGTCGAGCGCTGTTGAAGGCCGCCAACGACAATTTCGAGCGTGCGTTAGAATTGGCCAAATATGCGGCCGAGGCCTAGGGAAGAAAAATTCCACTCATCCACCTATTACAGTGAAGGGGTCGAAAGGCCCCAAACTGTTCTGGACGCACAAAGATTGCGACAGACGCTCGGCCAGTGATGAGCCGGGCGTAACTACTACGTGAAGTAAAGCAGCCTGCCTCATAAGCTGAACGTTTAAGCCCGAATTCGAACGGGCGACGCGGGGGCCAGCCTCATTCAAATTGGCGGCCATCCCATAACTGATCTGCCGTGATTGTACACTTCACGTTGCGCCTTTTGACAGCAATACTTGAACATCGCCAACACCGATGGGCCGTCTTGGCACAACTCGAAACCTTCCTTGAATTCCCCCATGTAGTCTTCGGTGGCTTGCCGAGTGGCATGGATCATCTTTTGTTGACCTTCGGAGTTGGCCCCGGAGTTGCTCATCGACCACCAGATGTTTTCTTTCGTCTGTCTCCAGACCTCACGGTCGTTCTCGGTTCCATCGAATGCACTCATCTCATCCTCCTCGGTAGATTTTTGATGATGGAGAACTTCGAGATCGACAAGACAGCGGGTCCGCCCGTGAAAGCATTATCAGGAGATTCACCCCGGCTTCCCAATCCCATGCGCGTTCTCCTCCGCAGCGTGGGTTCATGCGGCCCGTTCCCCATCGTGGTTGAGCGGGCCGCATTTGTTTTTCTGTAACACTCAGTTCAGCCTCATGGTCTAGTATCAGGTCTACCCGGCTTGGGGAGAGTACGTGGAATTGGCTTTTCACTACTGCCACCGCCACCGGCATCAGGCTGCGGCCGATCGGGTCCACTCTGCACTCTTGCCGTCATCTCTCCCTGTCCTGGGAAATCAAATTGGATGCGACGGCCAACCACAAATCCTTGCCGCCGCCGAACCTGTTCAAGAATGTCTTCGGTGGGTGTGAATTTCTTGAATCTAGCAATGAGTTCGTCACCAAGATTCAGTGTCTTGTTGTCGGTGCTAAAAACGACGTCCGGGCAATGGGGAATCGATGGCGTCCTGGGTTCCGGAGCCGCAGATGGCTCAGTTGGGAACATGGGCTTGATCGCTATCACCCTCGCGTTGGGTCGCTTGGGAAGAAACTGATCTGCGATGTTTGGTTCGCGAATGTGGCCTACGGTGTAGCCGTCTAGGTTAATCGCAGCGAAGTCTTCACGGAGTTGGATGATATCAACCCGAGGACATGGCTGTTGACTTGGGAGCTGCGCAAAGGCGTGCCACGGTGCCAGCAACAGACCGCCCAACACAAAGCTTAAAGATGCAGGTATGCGAGCGCTGATCATCAGTTCCCCCGATCCAAGAGCAGATAAACTTACAATTGCACTGTACTGTGCGTTTGTCTAGAAGGTGTATTAGCTGCTCTTAGTGCATGACGTAGATTAGGAAGCAATAGTGCCCAAGTCCTACGGCCGCTCAGCAGAGGCTGCACTCTACCGTCGTTTATATAAAACGGCGAGGTGGGAGAGGATGCGTTCGCATCAGCTCATGCTGCATCCATTGTGCCAGTGGTGCCTAGAGCGTGACGAAGTCACCGAGGCGACAGAGGTTCATCACTCGATCGCACACAAGGGTGACTTGGACTTGTTCTGGAGTGGCCCATTCGTCAGCACATGCAAGCCATGCCACGCCTCCCGAGGACAGTTAGAGGATCACGGCAAGACTGTCGTGGTCTATGGCCCGGATGGGTGGCCGATGTAGGCGGTAGGGGTGCATCGACTTTCTCGGTCGGTGCCCATCAAGGGACCGGCGAGGGTCATTTGCGCGCATTTTTTCAATTCAAATGTTGAGGGTAGGGCATGGCACGGCCGCGCACGCCAAAGGCGAAGGCTGAAATCACTGGCCATGCCGATAAGCAGAAAACAAAATTCCAAAACAGAGACGAGCCGACGGTGGAGGATGGTGTCGGTGAGCCTTTTGATTGGCTGAATGAGCATGGCCAGCAAGCCTGGCGAGAAATTGCATCTGAGGTGCCTTGGCTGAATTGGAGCCATAGAGGGCATTTGGCGATCGCCGCGAACATCCGCGGAAGAATGATGAAGGGTGATGACGTCGGCGTTCAAGCGATGAACCTTCTACGCCAGTGCTACGGGCAAATGGGCGCAACGCCGGCAGATGCCAGCAAGGCTGGAGCTAAACCGGATGGCGATAAAAAAGACCCGGCAGACGAGTTCTTCGACGACTAACATTCCCGACCACTTTGATCCAAAATACCCAAGTGGACCAGTCGACGAGTACGCAGAAAAGGTGATCAAAGGCGACATCGTCGCTGGCCCTCACGTGCGCAATGCGTGCCGTCGGCATCGAGATGACCGACTTAACGGCCCGAAGCGGGGGATTCATTGGGATCCAGAGGCGGCTGGTCGAGTTCTGAGGTTCTTCCCTGCCGTTCTTCGCCTGAATGGCGGCCAGTTCGAAGGCAGGCCATTCCACCCGCATATTTCGCAGCAATTCAAAATTGGCTCAATATTCGGCTGGAAGCGCGTTGAATCTGACGGCGCCATCTTGCGTCGGTTTCGTCGCGCCTACATCGAAGAGGGGAAAGGCAATGGCAAGTCCCCTCTTGCGGCCGGTATCGGCCATTACTGCCTGACATCAGACGGTGAGGCGGCAGCTGAGATATATGCTGCGGCGGCAAATAAAGACCAGGCGTTCGTCCTGTTTCGTGATGCTGTTGCAATGTACGAGCAGTCACCGTCACTAAAGTCAAAGCTGACGCCATCGGGCGGCAATCCTGTCTGGAACCTGTCCTATCTAAAAAAGCGTTCGTTTTTCAGGCCTATTTCGCGAGAGGGTGCGCACTCAGGTCCGCGACCATACATCGCGCTTTGCGATGAAATTCACGAGCATCCAGATGGCAAGGTCATTGAGATGCTTGAGCGCGGCTTCAAGTTCCGTCGTCAGCCGCTGCTTTTCATGATTACGAACTCTGGTTCGGACAGGAACAGTATTTGCTGGGATGAACACCAGCATGCGGTGAAAGTTGCGGCAGGCACTCAGACGCCAGACGATGATTTCTCTTATGTCGGCGAGACTATCGACGACACGACGTTTTCGTACGTTTGCGCTCTGGATAAAGACGACGACCCATTTACTGATCCGACTTGTTGGCAGAAAGCCAATCCTCTTTTCGGGGTCACGCTGAAACACGACTACTTCGCTGGGGTCGTCAACCAGGCAAAAGACATACCGTCTAAGAGAAACGGCATTCTGCGTCTTCACTTCTGTGTTTGGACCGAAGCTGACACCGCATGGATTCCTAGGCCCATCCTTGAGAAAGTGATGGCCGACTTTGATCCGTATGAGGAGCATAAAGGCAAGCAGATAGCCTCTGCCGGCCTGGACTTGTCAGGCGCTAAGGATCTGACCGCGGCTGCATTTGTTGTCGAGACCGGCACCAAGTGCGTGAAACGTGAGGACGGGTCCGAGGTTGATCTTCCAACCTACGACTTGTGGATCGAAGCGTGGACGCCTCGTGACACCATGGATGAGCGATCGAAACAAGACCACGTCCCGTACCGTCTGTGGAATGAAACCTTTTATCCCGGCACCAATTGGCCCTACATTCACGCTCCGGAGGGCGCTCGTGTACGATATGATCATGTTGCTGCTCTAAGCGCCGTACAGCGCTAGACCTGGAGCAGAAGGCGCTGGCCGACCTTCGCGAAGAGGCGCGCAAGAAGGGCGAGAAAGACCTCGAAAGCATCAAGCTTTCGCCCGACAAGATTGCTGCAATCGAGCAGGAGTCGGCTGCATATGCTCGGCAATCTGAGTCGCTTAGGAAAGCGCAAGAGGAACAGCAGAGGCTGAATGAATGGAACAACGTCGCGAGAGACGCAACGCGCGGCTTCATCGACGATTTGATCCATGGCGAGAGTGCCGCGGATGCATTTGCTGGTGCGCTCAGCCGCATAGCAGATGCGCTCCTGGACGATGTGCTCAATAGCATCTTCAAGGTCAACAGCGCGGCTGGAGGCAGTGGCGGTTTATTGAGTGGCCTCTTCAGTCTGTTTGGCGGTGGATCACAGTGGTCTGGGATTCAATCAGGGGCGATCACAGGCGGGCTCTTCTCAGAAGGCGGATTCACTGGTCCCGGTGGCAAGTACCAGCCCGCTGGTATCGTCCATAAGGGCGAAGTGGTTTGGTCACAGGCTGATGTGGCTCGCGCTGGCGGCGTGGGTATGGTTGAGGCGCTGCGAAACGGCTACGCCAACGGCGGCCCGGTCGGGATCTCGGTTCCGAGGATCCCCTCGCTAAAGCCAGCCAACGACAATGCAGTGAAGGTCAACTACGCGCCCGTCATCGACGCGCGCGGCGCTGATGCTGCCGCTGTGGCCAGGCTGGAAAAGGTTGTCGCAAAGCAGGGTGCAGAAATGCAAAGCCGCGTTGAGGCCGCCGTTCGGTCTGCTCAGAAGCGAAACGTGAAATTGGGCTGATATCTGTACACAAAGGAAAAGGCCTCCCGATTGGGAGGCCTCTACCTTTAGGCAGCCTTCTTCGCAGCCGACGTCTTATTGATTGACGTGACCGCGAGGTTCGTCAGCTTGTTGTTCGTTGCTTTTTCCTGATCAAGGATTTCACTCAGGATTTTGTGCGCTTCGTCATGGCCGAGATCCTTGGCCCATTCGCGCAGCGAACCGTAACGGGCGATCTCATAGTGCTCTACCGCTTGGCATGCGGCCAGAAGGCCAGCGTCTAGCGCGGTTCCCTCGGCTTCTTCCATGAGGCTGTCGGCCTCCTTAATCAAACCTTCGATGGCATCGCACTTTTCGCCGGACGCCTTCTTGCCAATCGACTTAAAGACCTGATCGAGCTTTTTGATCTGATCTTTAGTCTCTGCGAGGTGATCCTCCGCTGCCTTCTTCAGTTCGGCGCTCTTGGCTGCCTTCGCAACTTTGGGCAACGCCTTCGTGATGGCGTTCTCCGCATAATAGACGTCCTGAAGCGTATGCTCGAAAATGTCAGCAAGTGTTTTCATGGGATTCCTCCAGTGGTTGATTACCGTGGGGAAATGCGCAGTTTCGAGCTTAGTTCCCTTGTCGTCAGGACACCTAACAGGGAATCCACAATGACAATCACATACCCGCTCCCAACTTCGTTCTTCGACGAGTTCCCCGGATGGACGACGGAGTTTGAGCCGCTTTGGCGGCAAGAATACTCGCGCACAGCTGGGGGTGAGACCATCGGTAAGGATTTCGGTTCTCCGCTGTGGAAGATGACGGCTCAGTCAAAGTCGCTACGGCCAAACGATGTCGATTACTGGAGGGCTCGGCTCATGAGCCTTGAAGGTGTCCTGAAAACCTTTCTGGCATTCCCGAAGTCTCGCTGTTTCCCGGTGGCATATCCGAACGGCAGCTGGCCAACCGGCGGCGCTTTCGACGGCGTAGGGCAGGTGGCAACTATCGCATCAAATCGCAAAGCTATCTCGCTCTCTGATTTGCCCGTCGGCTACAAAGTCACAATCGGCGACTACATCCAGATCGGCGACAAAGACCTTCACATGGTCATGGAGCCAGCGACGGCAGGAGCGGGAGGTGTGACATCGCAGTTTGAGGTCCGCCCGCATCTGTGGCCAGGCGTTACGGCTCCTATCGCCGCCACGCTGATCAAGCCTTCATGCATTATGACGATCGTGCCTGGCTCGATTTCTACAACTGCCGACATGGCGACCGGCCGCGGCACGGTCACGTTTCAGGCGATTGAAGCCCGCTAGTCGGCGCAGACCATCACAGGAAATCAATGAGAAACATCTCAGCAGAAAACCTTGCTGCGCTTGAGGCGCGGCAGCTGGTGGCGCGCGACTTCCTCTGGTTTGTTGCGCGCGATCGAGCGACTGGTGCGCCGGTCACCGATGGCATGTGGTCAGACGTCGGAAACGTGTCTGCGGCCATCGTCCATCCGGATACAGGTTTGCCGGTCACGCGTGACTGGTACGGCTCCGGCACGCTGGTGCAGATCGATGACATTCCTTTGGTAGCCAACCTATCAGTGCAGAACGTCAACATCCGGCTTTCTCAGGTGAGTGAACACGTTCAGACGCTCGTGCGGCAGTACGATTGCCGGCAGGCTCGCGCCGAGATTTACCGAGGCCTGTTCGACCCCGACAGCCGCCAGATGGTGGCGCCGGCGGAATGTCGCTTCGTCGGCTTCGTCGATACCATCACGATCAATACGCCTTCTGAAAATGAGGAGGGCAGCGTGACGATGGTTTGCGCCAGCCACACGCAGGAAATGACCCGCTCCAACCCGTCCACGCGCAGTCACGCCACGCAGGTGTTGAGGCAGGCTGGTGATGCATTCTACACGGATGCCGATACCTCGTCCGAGTGGGAGTTCTTCTGGGGTTCCGAAAAGGGCAAGGTTGCCACGCAGCCGAAGCGCAAGAAGTTTCTCGGGATATTCTGATGGATGTTCGCTTCGCAACTGCCGGAGACCGCGACCGAGTTGTTGTGCTCCTGCGTGAAAGCCATGAGGCCGCCGGCTTCACCTTTCCGTTTCAGGCAGCATATGCTGATCGCCTGTTTCAGCAGCATCTCGCATCGCCGATGTCTTGTGTTCTGGTCGCAGGCAAGCCCGCGCAAGGCGTGTTGATGGCCTGTGCTTTCGAGCATCCGTTCGGAGCTGGTCGCATTGCCAAGGAAACGGTCTGGTATGTCACGCCGGTTGTTCGCGGGCGAGGCGCTATCAAGATGCTCGACGCTTACGAGGCATGGGCCCGGTCGGTCGGCTGCGTCTCCGCCGGCATGGCATCGCTGGCAACAAATGACGTCTCCAGCCTTTACCAGCGGCGCGGCTACAGCGCTGTCGAAACACACTTCATGAAGCCGCTCTAGCGGCGTTCCTTCGGCGCCATCCGCGCCCCGCGCGCATCGCGCATCCCAAGGAAAATCGATGGCTATCTTTTCTGGCATCGCAGCTGCGATATCCGGCGTGGTGTCGGCTGTCTCCGGTTTTATCGGCGGCCTCGGCGTTGTTGGCTCCTTCCTTCTTAAAACGGCCGTAGGCGTAGGCCTTAGCCTTCTCGCGCAGTCGCTCGCAGGAAAGCCGAAAGACCCGACGTTCTCGATCAACGGCACACTGCAAGGCGGCGGCGATATTTCGCGCTCCTTCATCATGGGTCGCACTGCGACAGCTGGCTCCCTCGTGTTCGTCAACACCTGGGGGCAGGACGGTGACACGCCGAACGCCTATCTGACGCAGGTCATTGCGCTGTCGGATTTACCGGTGCGTGGCCTTGCCGAGGTCTGGGTCAATGGCGAGCTGGTGACGCTCGGCGGGCTGACGGATCGCGGCTATGCGGTCAACGAGTATCCGGACAGCCTCTGGGTTAAGTTCTATGACGGCACGCAGACGACGGCTGACAGCTTCCTGTTCACGTCGGTTTCGAACGGCAACAGGTGGTGGAACCCGGATCGCATCGGGCGCGGCGTTGCTTATGCGATAGTCACGGCCCGCGTTTCGAAGAACATGTTCTCCGGTGTGCCCTCCTTCAAGTTCGCTCTTGAAGGTATGCGCCTCTACGACCCATCCCGCGACAGCACGGTTGGCGGAGTTGGCGGTCATCGCTGGGTCGATCCCTCGACTTGGGGCGGCGATGGGGACTTCTTGCCGGCGGTGCAGATATACAATCTGCTGCGCGGCATCACCTATAACGGCCAGTGGTTTTATGGTCTCCAGAACCTGTCCTCGTCCCGCCTGCCTGCCGCAGCGTGGATTGCGCAGATCGAGAAGCATCGCGCCGGTACTCTAGAGTCGACCGGCTGGGTAAACACTTACCGCAGCGGTGGCGAGATCCAGGTCGACGCGCCGCTGACGTCTGCTGTCGAGGCACTGTTAACGGCATGCCAAGGCAAAATCTCGGAAGTTGGTGGGGTCTATTACCTCCACTCCGGTGCACCTGACGCTCCGGTGGTTGCCTTCACCGACGACGATATCCTTTCCACTGAAGAACAGGAGTTCACGCCTTTCCTCGGGCTGGCGGATACCATCAACGGTGTTTCGGCTAACTATCCTTCGCCTGCTGATGGCTGGGTCGCCAAGACCGCACCGCCGCTCTATCGGACCGACCTTGAAGCGATCGACGGCAATCGCCGACTGATGGCTGACGTCGATCTGAACTTCGTTCCATATCCGGAGCAGGTTCAGCGCCTGATGAAATCTGCGCTGGAGGAGGCTCGACGCTTCCGCAGGCACACGATCGTCCTGCCACCAAAGTTCTGGGCCTACGCGACGCCAGGAACGGTGTTTTCGTGGACGTCAGAGCGCAACGGCTACATTGCGAAACTGATGCGGATCGACGGCGTTGCCGACCGCGCCAACCTCGATGTGATGATCGACATCACGGAAGTAGATCCGGCTGACTACGACTGGAGCAGCGACACCGAATTCAAGCCGCCGGTAGATGGTCAGCTTGGCGTCATCAGGCCGACGCCTCAGCCGATTGTTGATTGGTTCGCTGAGCCAGCCACGATTAAGGACGCGGCTGGCGACGATCGCCGTCCTGCAATCAGACTGACATGGGACAACACTGATGGACGCCTCGATGATGTCGTTGGCATTGAATATGAGGTCAGACTTCAAGCCACGCTTGAGAAGGTAAGCGAGGGACGAACAGACCAGCCGCAAGTGGGCTCAATGCTTATCTCGCAAAGCCTGCTGCCAAATGAAAGCTATGTTGTTCGCGGGCGCTACATTCCCGGTGGAGACAGGCCGGTGTTGTGGTCGGGTTTCATTCCGGTCATCACCCCGAACATTCTGCTCTCTGACAAGGATGTTTTCGTAGACGTCGATCTGACTGGCGTGGAAGAGGCACTCGGCTGGCTGCGCAACAGTACCAGAACGGCGCAGGATGCTATCGACGGCCTCATTGCCGGGATGATGGAGCTTTCGGTTGTTGCCTACAAAGACACAAGAAACCTCGCCAGAGAGTTTTCTGTCGAGCTTGGTGCGGCTCGCGCCGAATATCGCGAGGATATCCAGCTTGCTGTCAACGAAACCATGGCCGTTGCCGGCAAGGTGGAAAGTCTGACGGCGGCGCTGGGTGGTAGCTCGGCGTTCGTCAATGTGGCGTGGGCTGCCATAGCTGCACCATCAGGGTACGCAGCGCGGTACGGAGTTACGGCCGCAGTCAATGACGGCGCATATCGCGCTGCATCATTGCTGCTTGACGTTCCTGCCAATCCGGCTCTGCCGACGCGCGTCATTGTGCAGGCGGGGCAGTTTGTTGTCGCAAGCGACGACGGGGCAACTATCAAGCGACCATTCACGGTGCAGGATGGCGTTCTCTACGCGAACGACATCAGGGTCAATACGCTTTCGGCATTCTCGAGTGTCTTGGGCAATGTCGATATTTCGAACGCCTACATCGGCACCTTGACGGTCGGAACGTCGAATATCGATCCCGGAGCTATTACCGTGGTGGCATCAAACTCTCAGGGTGCGAGCGAAAGTCCAATCAACGTCACAATCACCCATGGCCTAGGGTCTCCAACTTTGCGCATCGACTATCAGGCCGCAATTGCTACGACGACGGCCTTCGGCGACGAGATAAAAAAGACTTTCACACTCACATCAGTGAATGACTCTTCCACTCTTGACGCACTAATTGTGAACAATAGGCAGGCCGCAGCAGGGACGATTGGCGATACATCTTTCGCGTTGTTTTCGCCCCCATCTGGTCGAACGCAAACGACTTTTCGCATTACTCCATCGGTCAATGGCGCGTTGCCAACGCAGTCCATGCGCATCGTCGCTCAGGCATTCAAGAGGTAATCATGACAACCGGCAATCAGATGCAGGTCGACGCTCTCGTCGCCCTGCAAGAAGCAGAAGTGCGCGAAGGTTTTCTGAAGCAGCGGACCTTGCTGCTTGGTCAACACCTCTCGATGCAAAAGCAGGAGAACCAGATCCTTCTCGACAAGATCAACGGCCTTGAAGCCGATCTGCGCCTGGTGAAAGGCGAGGGCGATCCAGTCGACACTGGTAACGGAGCATCCGAATAATGGCTAACACCACATGGTACGGCGACGGTACGGTTACCGTCGCTGTTGGCTCTCGCACTGTGACCGGCACTGATACCGGCTGGCTGACGGAAGTTGCTGGCCTGACGCCGATCAAGGTCGGAGACAAATTCGGCATTCATGTTGGCCGTCCGATCGTCATCGAGCAGATTATCAGTGACACTGAACTGCTGCTTGCCGATGATTGGCCCGGTCCCGCACAGACGGACGCGCCATACAAGGTCGAACTGACGTCACCCACGATTGCCGCAGTCGAAGCCATGCGCCGGCTACTGGCTTCGTTGTCGAATGGCAACCTCGACAGCCTATCTGAAATCTCGGTCGGCACCGATGACATCCCGATTGGTATCGGTCCGGGGGTGTTCGGGACGATCAACAAGTATTCTCTAAAGGATGGTGTCCAATTTAATGTGGCGGTGCCCGATTTGGCCGGACGTGCCGCCTACAACGGCGCGGCGGCTGGTTATCGCGTGCTTGTAGCCAACATTGGAGATGGTCGCTCGGCGCTCTATATCAAGAACTCTGCGACGTCTGGCGACTGGAGTGTACCTTACTACATCACCGGGCCTGTCGGTCCTGCTGGCGTCAATCAGCGCGGCAACTACAGCGCCGGCACCGCGTACGCGATTCGCGATATCGTGCAGTACGGCGGCTCGACATGGATTGCCAAGGTGGCAACGACCGGCAACGCGCCGCCAACGCTTCCGACTACCGAAAACACACAATGGCTACTATTTGCTCGCTCCGGCACGGCAGGTGTTGTGGATCGCGGCACTTACAGCGGCGCGACGGCCTATGAGGCGAATGATATCGTTCTCAACAACGGTTCAACGTGGATTGCGCTGCAGTCCACGACCGGTAATGCGCCGCCCGTTTTGCCGACTGAAAGCAACGCTTACTGGCGACTGTTGGCGCGCAAAGGAACGGATGGAACGGGAACGGGTGATGTTGTTGGGCCTGCAGGTGCTACGAGCGGCAATCTGGCTGTTTTCAGTGGTTCAACCGGAAAACTGCTGGCGGAACAGGTGCTCTCCTCTTTCGCGGCGTCGATACTCGATGATGCGTCTGGCGCCGCGATGTACGCTACAATGGGTGCGACGCAGTCACTGGCTGCTAGCGGTTGGACGAAACTGCCGAACGGCCTGATAATTCAGTGGGGGGTGGCGGTCACGCCAAACTCAGGGATAGGCACGATAGCCTTTCCAATGGCATTCCCAAATGAGGTTTTCAGGGTGATCCCCGGAACGTTTCATGTTGAGAACACAGCTACTGCGGCTTTCGCAACTTGGGTGAATAGTGTCACGCTTTCGAATTTCGTTGTCAATGGCCGGTTCATTGTGAACGGCGGAACCGTGGGGTCGGGCGGTGTTCAAGCAGTGTACATCGCGATTGGGAGGTAATCATGAGAATATCTGCTGTGTTCGATAATGAGGGCTTCCCGCTGGCCTTTTACTGCGATGAACTCCACGGAGACAACGTCCCGGACAACGCCGTCGAAATCACGGATGTTCAATGGCGAGACTTTATCGATAACCCCGGTTTCAGAAGATGGGTTAACGGCGAAGTGGTCGCTGTAGACCCTCCTCAACCGACGGTCACCATCTCCGACTACGAAAACGCCATCCAGAACCTTGTCGACAGCACGGCGCGTGAGCGTCAGTTTCGCGACGGCGTGACGCTGGCATCCTACATCGGGTCGACAATCCCGAGGTGGGCGGCAGAGGCTATGGCTTTCGTCGCATGGCGCGATAACGTTTGGCGGTATTCATACGGCGAATTGGCCAAGGTGCAGGCAGGTCAGCGACCACAGCCGACGGTCGAGCAATTTCTAACTGAAATTGCGCCCATCGCTTGGCCGGTAGCGTAACCCGGCACCCATAAGGAATCCCAAATGCCAATCACTAAAATCTCCACACAGGGGAGGTCTTTCGTGCGTCTGCACGAGGGCAATCCACTTACCTGCTACCTCGACCCTGTCGGTATTCCGACGATCGGTACGGGCTTCACGATGCGCAGCGATTCAGTTCGCCGCGAACTGGCCAAGATCGGCATCACGAAGCTTGTCCCAGGTAAGACCAAGATCACCGCATTGCAGAGCGATGTCATCCTCGATGCCGTGCTTGCCGCTGAATACGTACCCGCTGTTGTTGCCGGCTCTCCCGCCGACCGCAAGCAGCACGAGCTTGATGCGGCCGCGTCTGTCACGTTCAATCTCGGCGTCGGCGCCATGAACTGGACGTGGGCCGAATACTGGCGCAAAGGCCAGATCAAGAAGGCCGCTGCTCACCTCGCCTCTAACTACAACACCGCGAAAGGCAAGAAGCTGCCGGGCCTCGTGCGCCGCCGCAAGGAAGAAGCCCTGCTTTTTGAGAAGGGCATCTATACCGGCGTAGCGAGCGCAACGAAGGAGGCAACCGTCGAGCCGCCTGCACAGCCTGATCCGGTCGTGAAGGAAGCGCAGGAACTGCTGACCGCCGCAGGCCTCAATCCCGGCGCGATCGACGGCTGGATGGGCGAGAAGACCAAGACCGCGGTGATTGCCTACCAGAAGGCCCACCCACACCTGATCGCCGATGGCATCATTGGTCCCGCCACCCTCGCACAGCTTCGACGCGACGCATCTGCGGCAAGGGAAGCTGTAACGAAAGGTGTTGGCTCAGCTGCGAGCTCCGGCTTGCTGGCCTTTGTCGCCGGCCTTCCTTGGGGGTGGATCGTCGCCGGCGTCGCTGTGGCTGCTGTTACCTATGTCGCCTATCGAAATCGCGATGTCATCGCTCGTCGCTGGAATAGCTGGCGCGGCAAGGAGGTAGTGGTTTGATCCTCTTGTGGGCGAAATTCAAAGGCTACCTAGCCGCAATCGGTACGGCGCTCGCGATCCTCGCGGGCGTCTTTTTGTATGGCCAGAGGGCAGGGCGCTCCGCGGCAAAAGACGAGCAGGCCGCAGCGAATGCCAAGGCCATCAAGAAGGCCGGGGATGTCGAAAATGAAATCAGGAATCTGGATGACGCTGGCGTTGATGACGCTCTTGGCAAGTGGATGCGCGACAAGCGGTAGCTACTGCGACATCGCGCGCCCGGTGCGGCCATCCTTTGAGGACAGCCTGACGAGCGAAACGAAGCGGCAAATCCTCATCGAGAATGAGAAGCTGCAAAAGCTTTGCGGGGTGAAGCCATGACCGGCGCGGAGATCATGGGCGCCGTCGGTTTCTTCGTGCTGGTGTTCGGCTTCATTTTTGGCCTGTGGAAGTACGTCGACGCGAAGATCAGCGCCGCAAAGACGGAAGCATCCGCAGCTGCGTCAGCGGCGTCCGCCATGGCGTCCCTTGCGAGGGAAGAGCTAGCTGCTCACCGCCTGCATGTGGCGGAAACCTACGTCTCAAAGTCCGGCCTTCGCGAACAAACTGAGCAGATCATGGGCGCTATCGGCGCCGTGAAGGATGCCGTCGACAAGATGACGTTGCGCGTGGATCGCATCGTCGAAAATCAATCAAAGCCGCGCGCGACGCGGGCTTCGTAAATCAACCCGCTTGCCGAGAGGTGGGCGGGTTTTTTATTATCTTCGAATAAACTGCCGAAGAACAGTGGGCGAACTATCTGCGAACATCCGCTTTTATCGCTCTAATTTAGGTTTTACTAAGTGAGAACATCGCGTTAGCTCTATCAAAAGCCGCTCCAGATAACTGGAAGCGGCATGCTTGATGAAATGAATAGAGTATGCGTTGCCAATATTCGGGAAAGTATTTGAGCTAGAAAAATGTTGCTCGTTCCCATGAAACGTGGAGATTAATTGAGGCTTCCATTCAGTTTGTCAATTAGCGCTCAAGGATATGCTTAATCTGTAAGCCCTTGGTCACTTTGCCCGTGCCAGCGCCAGAGCAAAAAGAAACCCGCCGGAGCGGGATTCACATAGGACGAAAATCCTGTATAGTGGTTTCGGCAGGAACGCCGATCACTCCTGACGCTAGTCGTCTTATTCAGGGAATGGCAGCCGTGTGGATGCAGCCTTTCAATCTCTGAACGAAACGGGAGCCGGGGCCTGCCACCAAATTGGTTCTCTGAAATCATAATCATAGAACTCGAATATTTTTTTCTGATCGGCTGATATGTCGGCTTTCCAGCATGGTGTTGGCTGAAGCACAACACCATAGTCATCGTAGAAGCCCGTGGCCGTGTGTGCCATACGCGGGCGCAAAGCTTCGGCGAATGATGTGTCGCACGGCCCCGTATCAAGATTGTCGATGGCCTGGTAGAACGAACTGGCGACAACGTCAGCCAATTGAAGCCCCGCTCTCTGGTAATGCGGATAGTGCTCGACAAGGTGCATGCTCATGACATCCCATCTCGGCACCCACTTAGATAGAAAAGGCCTTCCACCACGCGACTGTCGTTTGAGGAGGGCGTGATAAGCCGCAGTCTGGCTGTAGGAGTGGCCGCCGGATTGAGAGAAAACAAACTTCACATGTCTTCTGGGCAGATTGTTACGGTCTGCACGCCGACCGCACCAGTCTGTCACGCGTTCGACCACAATCCTTACGAGCCAGTTGTAAAACCATTGTTTCGATGGGATTTTAGAGGCGTTCTCATTTTGGTGGCGTCGCATGTTTTTCTTATTCGACGCGACCACAAATAACCTAACGGGAAGCTCCGCCACTGCCTCGGCGACCGTGAGCCTATTTTCTTTTGTCAGGTCTTTGAAGTGAATAACTTGGGTATTTGTTTCGCCTATTTTTCTATTGATGTCAGCGACCCACCCAACGATATCACTTTCCCGGCTACGGCTTACGACTACGGCCGAGACGGTCATCCATTCTGTGCTGCCCTTTTCATCAACTGGGCGAACGTTCTTTAGGCCGGGGTCGCCGGCTTCATCGATGTATGCGATGAACTCATACTCTGGAATTGATGCCCCCCGGCCAGTGCTGGTCACGGCTTCTTCACCTCGTCATACTTCATCATTTCAGCTAGATCCTCTAAGAGAGCCGACGGGCCGAGTGCGCCGTTATGTGCCAAGTCTTCCGCTGCTTGGCGAAGGGCTTTCTTGTAGTCTTTCACCTTCATTGAGCCGGCATCTTCCAGTGTCTTCGCGAGAGCAATCAACGCCATGTTGTTGGCCGCCTGGATGTTGGCCATAACCTCGATAATCTCATCGATTGGATCGTGTTTCTTTTTCATCAATTTGAGCCTTTTCATCCCATTTCATGGCTTAGCCCCGGATTCTAGAAGCAGCCTTATCGCTTCTGCCGCATCAAGCAGCGCGTCCCTTTTTTGATCGTCTGGAAGATTGGCTGCCGCTTCGGATGTTGCCTTGAGATATATAACGACGTCGCGTCCGATCGGGGCAACAGTTACCGCTGTCTTGCGAAGTTCCCTGACCATGGCGATGGATCGATCAAGCAAAACGCTTACGTCGCGCGCCGTCAATTGATCCAAATTGCCAGCTGCTTTCTCCAACTCGGAAATAAGACCCCTAGGCATTGTATTTCTTGGCCTCTTTCTCCTTCGACATTTACCCCTCTCGGGCAATCACTAAGGAAAACATGCAAATGGTTGCAAGTCTATCCATCTAAGGGGGAATGACCGTCCCTTCACCCAACCAGCTCCCGGCCGCTCTCTCCATTGCGCACCACTGGCGCTGGCCTGCCTGGATAGACTTCCACATCCGGCTCCAGGTAAGCCTCTCCTCCATGATGCCCGCAATGTCGCGGATTACTTTGAGAAGCGCCATGACAACGTGCTTTCCGCACTTGATAGGCTGGACTGCAGCCAGTCTTTTACTCACCTTAATTTTAAGGCGAGTGAATATCGAGATCCTACCGGTCGCTCATTGCGCTCCGTCGATATGACCAAGGACGGCTTCACCTTCCTCGCCATGGGCTTCACCGGCACGAAAGCGGCTCGCTTCAAAGAAGCCTACATCGCGCAGTTCAATGCGATAGAAGCCGAGCTTCGGGAGCGCGACGACGAGCCGCAGATAGTCTCCTACACGCCAGAGGCGGAGGCCGGCCTTCTCGTCGGGCAGGCGCGGCGGGATGAAAATTATTTTGCCTCCGCAGGAACGTCGCCACGGTTCGAGTGTTCTCCAAGTCCAGCACTCAAAATTTGATCGGTTTCCCGGATGCCTACGGAAAAGACATTGCATGACGTTTTGCCTGACAGGCTCGAGGACATCGGCTTTTCCTCAAACCAGACACTGAAGGCCCAGCCGAAAATGACGTGAGCCGCCCACTCTGTTCGGGCCGCCTTTCAGGGCGGCTTTTTCATTTCCGGGCCGCGATAGGCTCATTCCAGTTCAGGAGCCACACCATGGCCAGGACCACCAACAGCACCAAGACCACCAACAGCAAATCACCGCAAGACAAGACGCAGACCGTCACTATTCACGACCAGAAGCTGGAGCGCGGCGCCGGCGGCGAGCTGCACCAGCCGGCCGAAACAGACGCGCCTGTGCTGACAACCGCCCAGGGAGGACCGGTTGCCGACGACCAGAATTCTCTGCGGATCGGCGCGCGCGGGCCGCTTGTCGTGGATGATTTCCATTTCCGTGAGAAAATCTTCCACTTCGACCACGAGCGTATTCCCGAGCGCGTGGTGCATGCACGCGGTTACGGCGCGCACGGCTTCTTCGAGACCTACGAATCCTTTTCCGCCTATACCAGGGCGGATTTCCTGCAGCGAGCGGGCGAAAAGACCCCGGCCTTCGTCCGCTTCTCAACGGTTGCCGGCAACAAGGGTTCGGCCGACCTTGCGCGCGATGTGCGTGGTTTCGCCGTCAAGCTCTACACCCAGGAAGGCAACTGGGATCTCGTCGGCAACAATATTCCGGTGTTCTTCATTCAG